TTTTAAACACAAATGGCGGAACTAACGCTGGTACGGTCACTCTTACAGATGGCTCAAATGGAGACATAACAATAGCTCCAGATGGCACTGGTAGAGCAAAAGTGACTAATGCTACAGGGACAAGTTCCACACAAGTAGTAACTACCGATGGAAAAGCGCTTGTCTTTGCCATGGTTTTCGGTTATTAATATCAAAGGAGAATAAAAAATGGCAACACCGAATCTTGTAAATATAGCAACGATCACACCTAAGAATGCTATGGGTAGTTTATCTGATACAAACAGAACTACTATGATTGATGTACCTGCAGAAACTGCAGTAAGAATCGATACAATATTATTAGCGAACATTGATGGGACTAACGCTGTTGACGCAACAGTAGAAATTAGTAACGACAATGGTTCAACTTTTTTTAAAATCGCAAGCACAATTTCTGTGCCTGCAGATTCAACTTTAGATTTAATTAGCAGACCTATCTACTTAGATGAAACAGATCTAATATCAGTAACAGCTGGTGCTGCCAACGACTTAGCTTTTCATGTTTCTTATGTAGAAATGGTAGACTAAGGAGGAGTATAAATGCCAAGAATAATTAAACCAGTAGCTAAAGGTGACATCGCAGTTCCAACTATTCAAGTTGACAGTTCAGGTAGAATTTTTTCTGCAAGTGCAGGATCAGCTGGTGGTGGAATGTATCAACCTACAAGATTTACTACAGGACCTTCAAGCGGAACCCACACAATAAACCCTGCGTCTAATGCAGTTGGAGTATATTTATTTGGTGGTGGCGGAGGAGCCGGTGGTCCTGCTTCAAACCCTAACGGAAGAGGCGGACCAGGTGGTCCCGGTGGTTTTGGTTATTTTGATGGTCCGGTTAGTGGAGGATCAGGAGTTTCATTCACAGCAGCCGGTGGTGGATCTGGGGGAAACCCATCAGGATCCCCTGTAAGTAATATAAGTGGTACTGCAGGAGCAGCAAGCACCTTTGGAACTTTTGCTGCTAACGGAGGAAATGGTGGCGGTGGAGCTACAGACAACCCAGGACCTTCTGGAAATGCTGGATCTGCACCAGGTGGATTTACTTATAGTGATAAAACTCAATTTATTGGTGGTAACACAGAATTTGGTACTGGCGCAGGAGCTGCTCCAGTTGGAGGTACAGCAAGCGGAAACGCTGGTGCTGTAGTAGTATTTGAAAATGATGGTGGACAATAATCATGGCTGGTAAACTTATATTCACAAAAGATGCTGGAGTTGGAACATTAATTAGAATATGTGAAGATGAAACAGATTTAAATCAATCTAATGTTACTTTAGAAAATTATAAAGTTTATGATGTTAGTGATGCTGATCTTCTTGCATTAAAACTTGGAACAAAAGCAGCTGTAGGTCACGATGGAAATACAGTAACTTATTCTGACGATACACCTGGATGGGCAAACGAGGAAGGTTTACAAATGTACATTGCAAATTTTGTAAATCAAATTGATGATTTTTTAAATAATAATTCAGGTCATCCACAATATGACAAATGGAATAATTACAAAACACAACTTAATAATTTTGACACAAGCAGTCTTTCTTACCCACATACTGGTTCTTTACAGAAGCATTTTTCTGACAATTCACAACCGTTTTATCATCACTCTCAATTAGTATAAGTCTTTACAATATCTCATAACAGTGTATAAAGCTTTCTATGAAAAGAAAGAAGAGAAAATCATGGAGATGATAGATTTTATAAAAATATATGATGACCCAATAAAAATAGAAACCATGTCTAAGTTACTTAGATATGCAAACACTGTTAAATTTAAAGAGGCAACAATTATTGGTGATAATAATGATCATTTAGACAAGTCTGTAAGAAATACAAAAGTATATCCATTAGATAGATCTAGTGAATCTATGTCAACAGTTCATTGGGCTTCTTTGCTTGAAAAAGTTTTTAGTGATATTATTGTAGATTATTTTAAAAGTTTTAATACAGAAAATAGTTGCACAAGAATTACAGATATAAGTATATTAAAATATACTGAGGGTGGTTTTTACAAATATCATACTGATTTTAATATAGCCTTTCCTAGAAACATTAGCATGATTTATTTATTAAATAACGACTACGAAGGCGGAGAACTTTGTTTTAAAGAACTTAAAACAGAAGAAGAATCAATTGTTGAAAAACGTGCAAACCGTTTAATAATATGGCCTAGTAATTTTATTTTTCCACACACAGTGAAACCAGTAAAAAAAGGAATACGATATTCCATAGTAGGATGGGCAGCATAATGAAAATAGGTGTTGATTTTAAATATAAAAAAATAGAAAATTTTTTAAGTAAAGAAGAAATAGATTTGTGTAGAGAGTATCTTAAAATAAAACATAGAACAAATGTGAATAGTTTTGATCACGCACAGTCGGATAATTTAGATTCTAAATTTTATGCAGATCCATTAACAGAATCTATTTTAATAAATAAAAAAAGTTTAGTTGAGAAAGAATCTGGATTGAAATTATATCCTACATATTCTTTTTCAAGAATATACTCTATGTTTGGGGATCTAAAAAAACATATTGATAGACCTTCTTGTGAAGTAAGTGTAACGGTTTGTGTAGACAGTGTTGGTGAAAGTTGGCCAATATACATGGACAACACATCTATTATTTTAAATCCTGGAGATGCAGCTCTATATCTAGGTTGTGAAGTTGAACATTGGCGAGATGAATTAAAAGGTGATTACCAAAGTCAATTTTTTTTACATTATGTAAATCAAGAGGGTAAGAATAAAAAGTATAAATGGGATACACGTTTTTTTATAGGTGGGCCTGAACATACTAGAAGGGGGATTTGATGAGGTTCGATCAAAAAGAAGATGGATCTTGTGATTTAGTTTTTTCTTGGAGAGAAATTTTTATATTACTTAGAAAAAGAAAATTACATTTTACACCAGAGGGTCTAAGACATTTTGGAAATACGTTAGTTAAGATTGTTGCTGATTGGAATATAAAATTTAACAAAGAACTTAGAAATAAACAGACAACAGAAGACGATAAAATAGAAACTAAGTAATGAAAGTTTTAGGTATAAACATGAGCCACCATGCTTCTGTTTGTGTGGTAGAAGATGGAGAAGTTGTTTTTGCTTTAGAAAATGGCAGGCTATCCAAAATAAAATATGATCCTAAAATAGATGATTTAATTTGTCATTTAAAAAATAATTTTTACGATGTAATTGTATACACATCATTCAACATCAATAATGATTCTAAAAAAAATTATCATAATAGATATGTAAAACATGAATTATCTAAAAATAATATCACATATAAAAAACTTATATGTTTTCCACATCATCATACGACACATGCTTTTTCTGCTTTTTATAATTCAGGATTTAAAAAAGCTATTTGTTTAATAATAGATAATGGAGGTGTAAGTCCTAGTATTGATAATAAAGAAATGGGTTCAGAAGTATTATCTATTATTAAAATTGATAATAATGAATATCAAGATATTTTAAAAATTCATGCAAACAATCAAAATTTTTATTTTGAAACAGGTAACACCGCTAGTTACTCAGCAATAAGTCCAGCTTGTTTATTTGAAATGGTGATGACAATTTTTAAATATAATGAACCTGGTGCAGTCATGGGTAGGTCTAGCTATGGTAAAGAGCAATTGTACATACCAAAAATATATTCTTTCAAAGAAAATAAATTTTATTTTAACATAAGATTTTTAGAACAATTAACTAGAGGCATAGGTAAAAATGAAGAGGATTATTGTTATAGAATACAAAAAGACTCTACTGATTTAGTTATAAAATATTTAGAATTTATTAAAGAAAGATTTCCAGACTATGACATATGTTTATCTGGAGGTTACTTTCAAAACTGTATGACAAACTATGAGATTATAAGAAAAGGATATAATATTTTTGTAGACCCTGCATCGCATGATGGAGGGACATGTGTTGGACTTGCACAACATTTCTACAAACTTAACGCTAAGAAACCAGTAAAGAAATATGATGATCTATATTTAGGTCCTAAATATCCTAAAGTTTCAAGTGAGTTTTTAAAAGGTGTGCATATTGTAAATATGTCAACAGTGGAAAAAAAGGTTGAAGTTGATGAGGTGGCATCTCTTTTAAATAAAGATAAGATAATAGCTATCTATCAAGGACGATCTGAGTTTGGACCAAGAGCTTTAGGTAATAGATCACTACTATACAATCCAAAAGATCCTTTAGCTAAAGATAAAATAAATGGTATTAAAAAAAGAGAATGGTTTAGACCATATGCAGGAACAGTTCTTCATGAGAAAAAAGACGAGTGGTTTGATTTTTATAATAAAGAAGAAACTAAATACATGTCGTACGCTGTTAAAATTAAAGATGACAAAACACGTATTATTCCAGGTGTCAATCATATCGATAACACTTGCAGAGTTCAGACACTAAAACAGACAGAAAACCTACACTTTTACAATCTTATAAAAGAGTTTGATAAAGTATCTGGTGTGCCCATATTACTTAACACTTCTTTAAATGTTGCTGGCAAACCTTTGATAGAAACTCCTGTTGAGGCTATAGACTTCCTATATAATACAGAAATTGACTACGTATATTTTCCAGAAGCCTCTTTATTAGTTCACAGGAATGTTGTATAATTACTGACAAATTTACTGTATATAGGTCTATTATGCTACAAAAAATAGGATTCCAACCAGGTATTAATAAACAAATCTCAGAGACCACAGCTGAAGGACAGTGGGTAGATTGTGATAACGTTAGATTTAGATACGGAACACCTGAGAAAATAGGTGGTTGGAAACAGTTAGGCACAGATGATTTAACAGGAGCTGCCAGAGGTCTTCATCACTATATAAATAGTTTAGGTAGAAAGTATGCAATTATCGGCACAAACAGAATTTTATATGCATTTTCGGGTGGTATATTTTATGACATACATCCTATCAAAACAACAACCACACTCACTAACGCATTCAGCACGACTAACGGATCAGCGACAGTTACATTAACGTTTAGCACTGCTCACAATATTACAGCTGGTGAGATTATATTGTTAGACAATTTTTCTACAATCACGGATTCTAATTTTAGTGCATCAGATTTTGATGACAAAAAATTTATGGTAACATCTGTACCATCAACCACAACTCTTACAATAACTATGCCATCTAATGAAACAGGATCTGGTGCAACTACATCAGGTGGTATTAGAGTACAACATTATTTTCCTGTTGGACCAGCTGTGCAGGCAAAAGGTTTTGGTTGGGGTTTAGGATCATGGGGTGGTGAGGATGTAGGTGCAGCCACGACAACTTTAAATGGAGCGCTACTAGATGATACTGCTGGAACAGGTGGATCAGGAACTTCTATTGTATTAACTGATGCTTCACTGTTTCCTGACTCAGGTACTAATTTTATACAAGTGGGTAATGAAGAAATCTCATATACAGGTATTACAGGAAATACATTAACAGGTATAACAAGAGCTGTTAGAAACTCTACAAGGTCAGCA